TATTCAGTTGTGGTAATTGTGGTAAAGTGCCAGACTCAATGATGCCAAAAGGTAATGAGTAAAGATACTGGCGCTGGTAAAGGTGACAAACTAAGAAGAGGAATAACTCAAGATGAGTGGGAAGAGAAGTGGAAAAAAATCTTCAATAAAAAAGAAAAGTCTGTTCGACCACATAAATCAAGTAACAGCGGTTCAAAATCCTGATTATTGGGAACAGGTATCAGAAGAAGATAAAAAAACTTGGTCTAACTATATGGTTAATAGATTTCTATCTATGAAACCAGAGTGGGTTGAGTTAGTAAATGAATTACAAAAATATAACTTAGAACCAAAAGAGTTATATAAATTATATACCAACGTTTTACCAAAAGGTAAGCAGTGGTTAAAATATACTAAAGGGAGAAATGATATGAATCATCCAGAATGGTTAATTAATATTGTCAGAAATAATGACGAGTATAGTAGAAAAGAAGCTATACAAGCTATAGATATGCTAATGCTTACAGAAGGTGGTATGATGGAACTAGGTGAACTAGGTAGAAAATGGGGAATAGAAGAACGTAAGATTAAAGCTGCAGGACTTAATGTTGTTGGTAGTATTAATGACGGAAATTTATAAAAAAAAGTCTTGACTTATATACACTTTTATGTGTATATTTAAACGTAAATTGGAGAGATATATGAAGGTTATAAAAGAAAAATCCTCTTTTGAGAGTATCACAGGAGAATATGCACCACAAAAACCTACTAAAACTATTGTACAACAAATGGAACATGATTGGCCTGAAATGACACAAGAGTTTAAAAGGTTACAAAAAGAACAATATGAATTGTTCTTACACAAACAACATGATTACGGTCCAGGTAATATTTCAGTTGGTACTCAATTGATAACAGAGGAAGAAGTACACCTTTCACTCACAGGACTATGGTTTAGGATGAATGATAAGATACAAAGGTTAAAAACTTTATTGATGGGTAAGAGAGGTAATGCAGTAGAAGGAGAACCAATGGAAGATGCTTATTTAGATGTATCTAATTATGGTATTATGGCAACAATCGTTAAAAATGGAAAGTGGGGTAAGTAATGAATACGTTATGGGTAATATTAGCTATCTGTTTGATAGCAGTATCTACAGATGTAATTGATTATATAATTGATAATTGGTATAACTATAAAAAATGAAGAGAATAAGCTATAGTCAGTATAATCAATGGGTAACTTGTCCGTATAAATGGAAGCTAAATTACATTGATGAATTAAGTGAGTTTACAGATAGTATTCATACCATGTTTGGTACTTCAATGCATGAGGTTCTTCAGACTTATCTTACTGTAATGTATAATGATACTATCAAGATGGCTGACGCTCTTCCATTAGAGAAGATGTTGTTGACACGAATGAAACGTAACTATACACAAGCTATGGAACGTAATGGTGGTGAAGTATTTTGTGAACAAAGTGATTTGGAAGAATTTTATAGACATGGATTGAGTATATTAGATTGGTTCAAGAAAAAGAGACAAAACTATTTTAGTAAAAAAGGTTATGAGTTAGTCGGTATAGAAGTTCCTATAAACTATGATTTACCTAATGATATAAAATTTATTGGATATATTGATGTGTTGTTGTATGATAAGGTTAGGGATAGATATAAGATAATTGATATAAAGACTTCTACTATGGGTTGGAATAAATGGATGAAGGCGGATAAAACTAAGACAGACCAACTATTATTATATAAACAATTTTATGGAGCACAACACGACATACCATTAGATAAAATTGATGTCGAGTACTTTATTGTTAAGAGAAAGTTATATGAGAAAGTAGACTTTCCACAACGAAGAGTTCAAACTTTTAGCCCAGCTAGTGGCAAACCTAGTGTTAATAAAGTTATTAATAATTTAAATACGTTTATTGGAGAGTCTTTTGTTGATGGAGAACATAATACTAAACATACTTATATTAAAAGGCCATCTAAAAAGAATTGTAGGTTTTGTGAATTTAACCAAACGAAATATTGTGATGAGGGAGTTGTATGATTAAGTTAAGTTTAAGAATGGATTTATCTGATTTTATAAATACAGATAGTGAAAAAGATATAATAAATAAATTAGAAGAGATACATAAAGATGATATAAAATATTATCTTACTTTATGGTATAGGGATGGTGCAATCACACCAGAAGATATTAATAAGTTTTTATTAGAGTATGAAAATAACTTACACCTTAAAACTAAAATAGTAGTTGATAATAAATTAAAACCAAACGATTTTATTTGGTTTGATATTACAAGAAGAGAAGATGTAAATCATAAACAACAAATTAGATTTCAGTATGTATATGATAATAAAAAACAATTGTTTGAAGGGTTGAATCAATTTCATAAAACAGCTAAATTCTGTCTATCAGATAAACCAACAAAGAGACAAAAAAGGAATGACTACGAGGATTAAAATAGGAATAGTCGGTAGTAGAAGTTACACCGATAAGAGAAAAGTAAAAGATTTAATTTTTAACATAAAAGAAAAGTATGGGAATGAAGTAGAGATTGTAAGTGGTGGTCAACCAAAAGGTGCAGATGGATTAGCTAAGAAATATGCATTAGAGTTTGATTTAAAATATGTTGAATTTCCACCATCACATTATAATCATAATATGCATTGTATATTACCAGTTGGAGAATACAACAAACCATACTACGTTTCAAATTTCTTTAAGAGGAACAAACAGATAGCAGAGTATTCGAACATAATAGTAGCTTTTATACCAGATGGAGTAGAGTCTAGAGGTACAATGGATACAGTAGGACACGCTGAGAAATTAAAAAAGTTGGTTAAAATAATTAATTAGTATATATTTATATATGTATATACAAGAGGTTTTATATGAAATACAAATTAACATCGGTAAAATTACTAGAAGATTTATATAAAAAATTTAAATATAAGTCTTTAGTGGATGAATTTACCTTACAAAAACTAGTAAATAGGTCTATGGATTTATATCTTATAGATACTGAATTTAGAAATCAAATAAATGAATGGAAAAATCTTAAACCAAGTGGGAGTCGATTATGAGAAAGCAGATATTGAAAGCTAGTAGATTACACTTTCAAGCACATATTGAGAAACATAGAATTAATGTAGAAAATTTATTGAACAATGGAGTTGGTGTAGCTGAACATCCTGATATATTGGAAACTATAGAAAAAGAGATTGGTATCATTGCAGAGTATGATGATAAGTTAGAAATATTGGATAAGTATTTTTTTGGTAAGACAGACAAAGAGGTTATAAATGGCTGATATAAAATTACCAAAGTTACAAAAGATAGATCCTAATAAACCTAAAAAGAAAAAGATTCTTTTACTTGCAGATGATTTAAGAATGAACTCTGGAGTTGGTACAATGTCTCGTGAATTTGTTTTGGGAACATTAAATCACTATGATTGGGTTCAGGCCGGTGGAGCCATTAAACATCCTGAAGAGGGTAAGATTGTCAATATGAATGAATCAGTTCGTAATGAAACTGGAATAGAGGATGCCAATCTAACAATATATCCTATTAGTGGCTATGGTAATCCAGAGTTATTAAGAGAATTATTAAATAGAGAAAATCCAGATGCAATCTTACACTACACAGACCCAAGATTTTGGGGATGGTTGTATGATATGGAACATGAACTTAGACAAAACATTCCAATATTTTATTATAACATATGGGATGATTGGCCAGCTCCACAATACAACGAAAATTTTTACGAGTCTTGTGATTTGATTATGAATATTTCAAAGCAGACAGTTGCAATTGTGAAAGAGGTATCAAAGAATAAACCAAGAACAGATTGGGATTGTACTTATATTCCACATGGTATAGATGAAAAAGCATTTCATCCAATTGATAAATTTGGTGACGAATATAAAACTGTTGAAGCTATGAGAAAACAATTGACCGATGATAATATTGAGTTCATTGTATTTTATAATAACAGAAATATCAGACGTAAATTACCTGGTGATGTCGTCATGGCATTCAAACATTTCTGTGATCAATTATCAAAGGAACAAGCAGATAAATGTTGTTTATTAATGCACACTCAACCTCGTGATGAGAATGGTACAGATTTACCAGTTGTAGCAAAAACAATAGCACCAGATTATAAGGTTTATTTTAGTGATCAGAAGTTAACAACACAACAATTAAATTGTCTTTATAATATGTCCGATGTTACAATTAACATGGCATCTAATGAGGGATTTGGTTTAGGTACTTGTGAATCATTAATGACTGGAACACCTATAATCGTAAATGTTACTGGTGGATTACAAGACCAATGTGGATTTAAATTAAATGATAAGTTTGTAACCTATAAAGATTACGATGAAATTAAATCATTTCATGATGATAGAAAGTGGAAAGACAATCCAGAGTTAACTTGGGGCAATTGGGTTAAACCAATTTGGCCATCCAATCGTTCACTACAAGGTTCAATACCTACACCATATATTTTCGATGATAGATGTAGGTGGGATGACGCAGGTGATGCTATAAAAGAATGGTACGATGAAGGTCAGGAAAAAAGAGAAGAGTATGGGTTAGAAGGTCACGAATTTGTAAAAAGTGATGATGCGATGCAAAGTGCGGTATGGATGTGTAACAATTTCATAGACCATATGGATACAGCATTTGAAAAATGGAAACCAAGAAAACGATATAGTGTATATAAAGCGTAGGAGTTATAATGAGTAAACCAGTATGTTTAGTTACGGCACCAGTTGCTACAAGAAGTGGATATGGAGCTCACAGTAGAGATATAGTAAGGTCTTTAATAAAATTAGATAAATATGATATAAAGATATGGTCAGTAAGGTGGGGTAGTACACCAATGAATGCGTTGAACAAAGATGATCCTAATGATAAGATGATTATTGATAGGTTATTAACATCACCAGAGTTACCAACACAACCAGAGTTACATATTCATATTGTAATACCAGTTGAATTTCAACCATTTGCCAAATATAATATAGGTATAACAGCTGGTTTAGAAACTACAGCATGTCCACCACAATGGATTCAGGGTATGAATAAGATGGATTTAAATATTGTTCCAGCTACCTTTGTTAAGGATGTTTTAAATAAGGTACAATTTGATATTCAAGATGATAAAACTGGTGAAAAACAAGGTGTTGTTAAAAATGAAAAACCATTGGAAGTTTTATTTGAAGGTGCTGATACTAATATCTATAAACAGACAAATGAATTTACACAAGAATTTGTAGATGAGATGGGTAAGATAGATGAAGAGTTTTGTTTTCTTTACGTGGGACATTGGTTACAAGGTAGAATCGGCCAAGATAGAAAGGATACTGGTATGATGATTAAGGTATTCTGTGAGACATTTAAGAATATGAAGAAACAACCAGCACTTATTATGAAAACAAGTTCAGCTAGTTTTTCTGTTATAGATAGAGAAAATATGTTGAATAAAATAAATGATATAAAATCACAAGTTAATGGTAAGTGTCCAAATGTTTATCTTGTTCATGGTGATTTTACTGATGAAGAAATGAATGGTCTATATAATCACCCTAAAGTAAAGGCTCATGTATCATTTACACATGGAGAAGGGTTTGGTCGTCCTTTGTTAGAGGCAAGTCTTAGTGGAAAGCCTGTTATAGCTCCCAATTGGAGTGGTCATGTAGACTTTTTAGATTCTAAATATTCGGTATTATTAGAAGGAAATTTAACAAAAGTACAATCAGGTTCTTTTCCAAAAGAATTTTTCGTAGAAGGTTCAGAGTGGTTTACTGTTAATTATCAGAAAGCCTCACAGACTTTTAGAAAGGTTTATAGGAGTTATAAAAAATATACTGCAAATGCAAAAAGGTTGGCCAATCAAAATAGTAAAAAGTTTTCATTAGATGCTATGACGGTGGAACTAGGCAAGATACTTGATAAATATGTTTCAGATTTTCCACAACAAGTTAGTTTACAGTTACCTAAATTAAAAAAAGTAGGTGAATCAGAAACACCTAAAATTAAACTACCAAAACTAAAGAAGGTGTAATATGGAAAGAGTAATAGATTGTCCAGTTTGTTATAATACAGACAATTGTTTTGAAGAAGTACAAGAAACATTTAGTTCTTATTTATGTTTTTCTTGTGGGTTTATGAGTGATTCTAGATATGAAATTGGAAGTATTAATGTTATTGAAAATTTAAAGAAATCTCCAAAACTTGTAGTAGAATCACAGTTTGATGATAAACATCGTAACATAGTATGGTTTCCATCTGTAATTAATATGGGTAAATTAGGTATGATTTTTCCAGAGGGAACAAAAGATAAATATGTTTGGAAATACGCTAGAGTTGTAGATATTCCTGAAGAAGAACAAGCTAATTATAATAATTATAGTCAGAGACTTGATGTAGAAAATGCAGAGACATTTGAACAACAAAATTTTATAGGTGCATGTAAAG